TTTGATTCTACAACTACATAAGCTTGGTTGTAGACTTTTGCATACTTATATATAATATTAGGGAAGAGAATAGGAGAGATAGTGTTGTTGCGATATACAGCCACCTGTCGAAACGGCCGGACGCTAATATCGATTAAGGTAAAAGTAGAATAATCCTGGCCTCTTCCCTTACTTACATCAACCGTCATAATATATTCGTGTTTTTCGATAGGCTCTTCATATATTCTTAATGCATTACCTTCCATTTCACGTATATACATTTTTGATCTTAAAGATAATAAACAATCAGCACTAACTAATGTATCACCGGTACCAAAGAATGTATTCCCAAACTCCTGATCGAATTGCAATTGACTCGTGTTTGCTATTGTTTCGGTTTTCCATTCTTCATCTCTACCCGGAACATCCCACCAGTCGACTCTAAAATTCTTGAATTCATTTATTCCTTGTACAGATCCTTCCCATATCTTATGGAATTGATTGCCTATTCCATTAGCAGTAGAAGTCACAATCACTTTAGTTCCTGTACCAGCTGAAACAACAGGATATGTAGATGTGTAGAATTCGGCAGCTCTTTCAACAAATGCAAACTCATCGAGATATAGAAGATTAACAGATAAACCACGAATGGAACTACCAGATGTTGCAGCTGCAAGTATACGAGAGTTATTACTAAATTCTAAGCTACCTTTGTTTAATGCTTTCGAACCCGGTTGCAGAAAGAAAGGAATGTTCTCCAACATAAGCGTGATACGAGATAACATCTCCCGAGCAGTTGCCCCTTTATTCGCAAGAATCGCAATTGTTTTTTCCGGATGGAAGAGTGCATACCAAAGCAGATACGCGCATGCGGAGATGGATTTTCCAGATTGGCGACATGCAAGAATAATTGAGAAACGATTGTCATTGAAATGCCTGAACATCTCGTGCTGGTACGGATATAGAATAAATGGTACTAATCCTTGATCCAGAGAAATAACTTTTACGTAATTTTCTGCAAAGTAAATAGGATCATCCATACACTTTTTGTATTTTTGCAAAAGTTCTGGAGTCCAAACCTGTAGTACTCCATCACGCTTTACATTAGGATTTCCTAGGTATGCTTCATTCTGTAGGAGTGACATCTACTAATTTTTCATCATCTTTCGTAATCATCATCTTTTGAAGATCAGCTGTAGTCAAAAACAAATTATTGGTGGTACCACCTACCTGAGGTATATCATCCTTCTTATCTATATCTTTTTGTTTTTTGTTCAAATCCATAAGCTTATCGTTTACGTCCGATATATTTTTAATCATACCAGATAAAACTTCATATGCTCTTGGATGCTCGGATTGTCGAGCAACTTCAATCATATCTTCTAGACTTTCACGTCCTTTTTCAATTAAGTCGTAATACGTTTGTCTTGAATAATCATAGTCACTTTTTACATTATCACTCATGAACTGTCACCTACCATTTGTATTGTGTTCGTAAATCCAAAATCGCTATCTGCCGTGCCAAACACGGTAGTAGGATTAGGTGTTGTAGTTATAGTTTCTAGTCTTATATCTGAATCAAGTAAACCTGCTTTAATGTCATGTATATTATTAATCGCTGTACGGATAATAGCTTTGTTTGCGACGTCTCCGTAGAATTGTGTTTTCATTTCAAAGTTTATCGTATAGATGATCGTGCGTCTTTGTTCTAACGCTCCTTCGTAGTCATCAGCGAATGAAACTCCCTGAATCACAATTGGTATATCTTCAACAAAGTTTGGATATTCCGTTGGAAAAGGTTTAATTGTTAATGTGTATTGTGGATTAAACGTTGGCAATATTTGCTCAACGATCTGCAAAGCATCATCTTGGTTCTTTGCAAATACATTTAATTGAAAATCCAGGTTATATGGTACAGGTGAATAGAATTTCTGCCTGTTAGAATTTGTTGTACCGAGTGTAGAGAAGTTACTTACCTTTGTCAATTGTCTAGTTAAGTCATATGATATGTTAACTATTTCAAACGACATGCGTGGTAACTTAAGTGCTACTCGAGTGTCATTAACAAGATCTGGATTTTCTCTTATTCTGTCTAAGTATTTTGCTTTAGGTGCATAAGCGAGTGGAACCTTTAGTTGGTTCAACACAGCACCGGATTTATCTTTTCTTAAAATATAAATGTTATTAAACAGTCTACCAAATATGGAGACTGACTTTCTCATTTTTTCATGATAGAAGTGTCCACCAAACATTATTGATTCTCCGGATCACCAAATGGGTTATTTTCACTAAAGTCTAAGAAGTCTGTAGAGAATGAACTGAATACCTCGTTTTGCTCATTCTCTGAAAGGTCATTAGGTTCTGTAACACCAATAACCTGAAGTCCTGATGCTGCTCCAGTTGTCTTTACAACTGTTCCATTTGGATACGCGCCTGATGTAAATGTGTGGAACTTGCCATCGTCTGCACCGGCAAGACCAAGATATAAGTATCTGCTCGAATCCAAAGCTGAATCCATTGCATAATGCATAATCTCACCAGACATAATTACGTTATTAGCTAATGTCTGGAATGCAGAATCACCAATGGTGTATGAACTATCGGTTGAACTACCACCAATTATACTTACAATCACTGATGAATCATAACCGGATCCAGCATTGGTAATGGATATAGCTGATAATATTCCGGTTGCCGAATCGATAGTTGCTGTCGCAGTTGCGCTATCTGTAGGTACAGCACTCGAATCCATTCCACCACTAATAAGAATAGTAGGTGCTGTTGTGTAGTATCTTCCACCTTGTAAAATACTAATAGTACTCAAAGAACCACTATCCATTGTAACTGAGATAGTAGCAGCTTTTGGAGATGCTAGTTGTAGTTTATATTGATATGCAAAATCACGATCGATTTGATCAATAACGCCAACACCTGTTTCCATATCCTCATTGCTATACTCAAAGAGAGTACATCGCATTTTAAATACAGGAACATTCGCTAGTTGATAGAAAGGCTGTTCGTGTTCGACGTGGTTAATTTGAAATATAGACTTTGTCAGCGGAAGATATATAAGATCACCTTCTGTAGGCCTATCTGCACTCTGCTCAGCATCAGAAGCTCTTACAACTTGTTTTCGCCATCTCGCTCTAGAAACTACAAACGTAGCTTCATCTCTAATTTCTACTCCAAACTTTGTAAACAGATCTCCTTCACCGTCAAAGCCTTCTATATTATCAATGTACATTTCGATCTTAAACGCGTTATCGAATGATGAGGCTGGATCCTCACCAAACAATACATCTTCGTTTACGATTGTACGTGGAAGATAATATACGTCACTGCCGTAGATCTTTAAGGCTTCAATCACTAAATCTTCATAGAGTAATTGTTCAGATCTGACCTTTTCAGTGAAATAGAAATTTCTGGCCATAGTTTATCCTACAAAAAAGTCAGGTGGTAGATCGTGTTCTTCTCTAATTCGTTCCCTTAGTGCCTGTATTTCGGTAAGTGAATCATCGTAAATCTGTCTGCCATTAAATGTTACGCCACCCGGCAATTGTACACCTTCAAATTTAATTAAGTTTGCACCCCATTGTTGCTTGATAAGTGCAGTGGTATATTCTTTGAGCCACATATCATTGAACACAGAAGTATGAGTACTTGGATCGACTTGTTTATATACTTCTGCCACAAGATACTCGCCTTCAATTAGATCTTGCGTTTCAAACTCACCATGTATGTATAATCTATCTTGGTGTCTAGCAAAAGTTGTCTGTGGATGTCCGTTTAATTTCAAATCAAGCATACTGAGGTACTGATTGAGCTGTTCGTAATAAGCTAAATCACCAGCAAAATTTTGCAAATCGGCAATATCATTGAGCATCATTTGATACTTAATATCAAAGAAATTCATATTATCGCCGAAAGTTCTACTTAAGGGAAATACTTTTGAAACATATAGGACATCAGTAGCAATAGAAATATACTTATTTGTTACATCAGTAGCTGTTATCTGATGTTGTAAATATGTTCTAAATGTTGCATCGGTATGATATTCTTGGTAATATTGTAGTGCTTCGTCTACACGATCTTCAATTTGCTCGTCATCAACGTTAATCTCGATGACAGGATCACCGAGGCGGCGCTTACAATAATCTATAAGTGTATCTCTGGAATTAGGTGCAGCCATAAAATAGTCTCCGACATAAAAATCTTTTGACTATTTATATGTTTTTTATTCTTTATTTGCTACTATTAACCGGCTTCAAAAATGTATGCCGCGCCAGCATTAGATCCTCCAGCGTCTTCCCCGTTTGCACCAACAATAGAATAGGTGCCATCAGAAGAAGCAATTGACACTGCATGACCAAATTTATCATCTGCAGCTGCATCAGCAGCTTGTAATTTTTTAATTTGAGACCAAGAAGATCCGGATCTCTTAAAGATATAAGCTGAGCCAGCATCATTGCCTGTAGTATCTTCCTTTTCTGCACCAACCATAACATGTGATCCATCACCACTTATCGATACTGCATACCCAAAGTTATCACTTGCTTGTATATCAGACGACTGAATCTTAGCTTGTTGTGTCCAACTAGTACCAGATCTCACATAGATATA